CACTTAGACATCTCCAACTCGCCGTCGGCTTTGCCCTTGAGCGCCGCCATGTCCGCTATTGGATCCACCTCGCACAGTTGCCGGTACTCGGTAGGCAACATGCCGGAGGCCAGCGCCAACGCGTCGCCCTTCAAGCCCAGCTTGGCGGCTTCGTAGATTTTGTTCAACCTTGCTTCGGTTGCGACAATCTTGCGTGGTTCAAATGGAAGACTGTGAAACATGTGCCCGAATATACCAAACGTGGGTCATGTGGGCAATTATTTTTGGCTTTGAAGTCGTGTAGCCATTTTTTAAAAAATAAAAAAAAAATTGTTTGTGAACCCTCCGTCACCGTATGGCCCTGGCCGTCGGCCCTACCCCCACCCCCTAAGTTAGTGAGCACTTACTTACAGCAGCCTGGTTAGTGAGCACTTACTTACAGCAACCAGGTTAGTGGCTACTAACTTGTCAAATTTATATGTTAGTGCGTACTAACTTGGTGAAGTGAGTGCTCACTAACTTAGCCTGGCGAAGTGAGTGCTTACTAACATCGGGCTGGGGTCGATGGCCATTTGACCTAAGTTAGTGGCCACTAACATCATGGCCATATACTTATCAAAAGCATAATGTAGGCAATGTGGGCAATGTTGTCATATGTTTTTAGTCGCTGGCCAAACGGCGTGCACGTACCTATTCTATAACTATATAGTATTACTTTTTAATCTGCTAAACGAATACAGAAAAACATGACAATATGACCCACAAACCCCAAAAAAGTCAACGGCCATATGGCTTTTTTGTAGGCAATTCGGCACGTTTTCAAACTGCCCACAATCAACTCACAATGCCTACAAAAAATAGGGTAAACACCTATAGATTTATGTAAGTTAATCCCTTACATTAACTTGTGCGCGCGATTTTGTGCCCACACAATCAACTAAACGAAAGTAAACCATGCAAGTACATCTCACACTTAAAAGCGCCAACGCGAAAACCGGCCCGATTCCCGTATCAACCACGGAGCGCGCCAGCTGCCCGCCGGATTGCTCCGTGCGCGACGCATGCTACGCGGCCAGCGGGCCACTGGCGCTGCACTGGGCCGCAGTGTCCAACGGTACGCGCGGCACGGCATGGGGTCAATTCACGGCCAGTATTGCCGCGCTGCCCGCTGGCCAGCTGTGGCGTCACAATCAAGCTGGGGATCTGCCCCAGGTTGACGGAACCGTTGACGCTGTTAAATTGGGCCAGCTGGTGGCCGCGAATGCTGGCCGTCGCGGGTTTACTTACTCACACCACCGCGACGCCGCGTCGATCGCATGGATCCGGCATGCCAACGCATGGGGTTTCACTGTCAATTTGAGCGCGAATGATCTGGCCGATGCGGACATGCTGGCCGATCATGCCGCTGGGCCCGTCGTCGTCGTGTTGCCTAGCACCACCACGGCCAACACCACCACACCAGCGGGCCGGACCGTGGTTATCTGCCCAGCAACGCAACGCGACGATGTGAGCTGCGCGACATGCCAGCTTTGCCAGCGTCAGCGGGCCGTTATCGTTGGCTTTCCCGCGCACGGTACCCGTAAACGTGTAATTGATATCAAGCTGGCCGCATAAGGGGATCAACATGCAAAATAATATTTTCCCTCAATTTGACACACACGCGGCCGCGCAGTGTTTTCACTGCGCCGCGCCGATTGGCCACGAAAAGCCTATAAATTATGGTTTTCCACGTGGTGCCTATGGCATGTGGTGCAACACGTGCAAGCTTCGCACGTATTACGACACGCCGGACACGTCGATTAAATTTGACGCCAAGGGTGACCCGCTGCCCGCGACGTGCGATTGTGGCTGCACCACACCGCGCGGCCTATGGGACACGTCTGACGGTTGGCCACGGTGCCCGCAGTGCCAATATATCTAATATTCGACTGTATGCGGCCAGTGTGGCCGCATGGGGGCGCGTATTCGCGTCGATCAACTACACGAAGGGTAAATTATGAAAAAACTGACATTTAATATCAGCGACAAGGTCGCGCTGGCGCGGCACGTGGTGGCGCGTACTGGCCACAATAAGCTCGACGCTGACGCGAGAGGGCGCGTGGTGGCCGTCGAAGGCGCGGTGGTGGCCGTCGATTTTGCGGGCACGTGGAAAGCTCACGAAAACGGTGGCACCGTGCGATGTTTACCGGCTGCTAATTTGACCAAAATAATGGCCAATGGGGTGGTTTATGACTATTAAAAACATGATCGCAAAATATAGGGGCACGTGCGCGCGTACCGGCGCGCCGATCCGGCCAGGGGATCAGATTCAATATGACACGGCCACGCGCCAGGCATGGATCACGGATGAGGATGAATTCAGGCATGCGGAGCCGGAACCGGAGGAAATCTACTTAGCCCGCGCGCGTGGCTCGTATGTGTCGCACCTGTGGAATAACGGCGGGCGCGAATACTTTCAAAATAAGCGCGGGCGCTGTATCGACTCGCCATGCTGCGGGTGCTGCAATATATGACATATTACACACATAAGGCCCAGGCGCAAGCGCTGGCCGATGAGTTAAGCATGCAAGATCGCGACGCGTGGAGCTATCAAGTACACGGGAGCCCGCGCGGGTTCTACGTGGTGGTTTTCGATGACGACAACCATTTTTTGGGGATCCTATGACACGCGTTGAAAAAATTGTTTATTTGGCCGCGCTGGCAGTGCTGGCGCTTGATTTATTTATCTGGAGAATCTAAACATGAAAACCATCACACTAGGGAAAACCCGCTATATCGTGCGCGACGGGCGCGACGACATTATGACCGCGCATGCTAAGTGCACCGGCAAGCATAAGGTTGTTAAGTCTAAGGGCGCAGAAAAGCGGATCTATCCGCCACACTGGGCCGGTGACTCGACCGCCGATTACGTGGCCGCATACGAGCGCGCAAACCCTAAAATTATGCCTTGGGACTGGCAGGCGCTGCGCGCCGAGCCGTGCCTGCTGCCGGTCGGTGAAGATTCAGCCTGGGAGGTCGACCATGCATCCGATATTTAAGCAGGCGCTGGCCCCTTGGGCACCGGCGACGCCCGCGCCAGGCGTCGGAGAATACGTCTTTGAATTCGATCATCCGAACGGCGACACGCTGACATGTCATCTGGAAATCGACGAAGGCGACGAAACCGAGCTGCCGCGCGCGACTCTAATTAATGCCTACCTGGGCGCGGTCGACGTGCACGGGCTGCTGCCGATCCCCATAATCGACCAGATCGAAGCCGAGGCGCTGGGGCACTCATGGCCGTGATCTGCGCGGCCTTGATTGCCGCTATACTGGCCGTGCTACTCGGTTTGTAGCAGTTGCCTAAATTTAACAGGGCCCCATGCGGGGCCCTTTTTTTATGTCGACGCCGTAGGCGGCGGCATTGTCTTACCCTTCGACCATGTCGCGCAGGTCTGTTTTGCTGACGCGCGTATGCTCGGGGGCGCAGTAAATGTGCTTTTTGGTGCTGTAGGTGCGCGACGCGACGCGGCCACAGTCGATCCAATTGGCCTCTTTAAGCGCATGCAATAACGCGGCCTGTACGATTTTCACGCCCCCAGGCGCGTACCCTTGCAAGCGGTCGCACAGGGCGTGGAAGGGCGACGCGATGACCCCACGGGAAAACTCACCCACACGGCGGCGCATCTGGTCAACCAGGAACGACTCGGCGGTTGACATGCCGTGCTCGACCATAATCGCTTTGGCCTCGGTCATAGGGGGCGGCGCGGTTGGGTTCCATGCTGACACGTCACGGGTGTGCAAGTAATGGGCGACGGCCTCAAAGCCCGCGCGGTGCTGGTACCAGTTCCACAAGGCCACGGCCTGCGCCTCTGGTAGTTTAGATGCCGCACACCAAATGACAAACCATCTGCGGTCTTCGCTGGGTAACGAGATGGCCACGCGCTCATTGGAGAATGCAATCACGAACACGCGGTTCAGGGCGTAGTAGGGGTGCAAACCCTTACGGTTGACCATCAGGTACTCGGGGGGCGCGGCGATGATGGGCTTGAGGGTATTCTCAAGGGCGCGGCGGTCTTTGGCCTCGGCTTGGCGTAGCTCGGCAATCTCCATCACTTCGCACTCGAGCGCATAACCCCACTGCGAATTCAAATCTTCGTTTTTGACCAGTGAGCAGTTGGCTTTGGCGTTGCCGCCGATAGCCCAAAAGAAGGGGGCGAAGAGGGTATCTTTGCCTGATCCGTGGTTGCCGCCCATTAGGATAGCGTGGTTGATCTTGTGCGTTGGGAATTGCACCTTATGGGCCAACGCGTTCAACAGGTGCTCGCGCTCAAACTTCTCAGGGATCATGCGCTCGACGTGCGCCAGCCACGGGCTGACGTCACCAGGCGCGGGTTTGGGGCGGGCGTTGCGCCAGCGGTTGCCGTAGACCATGCCTTCGCGGGCGACCAGAATGGATTCACCGGCGGCGTAAGTGACGCCGACCAGCGCCTTGGCTCCCTTGGCTTGGCGTAACTCATCAAACGACGTGCTGGCTTCAATGCGGCGCTTGGTGTTGTGGACTGACTTGCAATCTATGTGACGGAACAGGGCGTTGAAGGTGTACCGGCTGATTTCGCGGCGGTCTTGCATGTCGAAGAACGCATCATCTACTTGGATATACGCGAACCGCTCAAACCAGTCATTCTTTTCAATGCGGCCAAGCTCTTTGCGCTCGACCTCGGCGATCACCCGCGCGGCTTCGTTGGGATACTGGACAGTTGGGGTGAGCTTAGACAGCGCCGAGTCCATCGCCTGCGCCAGTAGTTCTTCACGCAAACCTGGGGTGTGGCTGGGGCCGTCATTGTCGGCCACCCATTGCAGGAACATGCGCGAATCGAAGTCCACGCAATGCGAATGCAGGCAACAGTAGGCGCGGTTGGCGGGCATGTACCGGCCTTCAGGGTTGCCGTCGGTATGCTCGGCACCATTGGGGCAGATCACGCCTGCCCAGCCTTCGCCGTTGGGTCGGGACAGTAGCAGACCCTGCTCGGACAGCCACGCCATTACGTCGTCGGCACCGTCGTCAGACAAGCGGATCGGGCGCAGGGTCAGCGAGTCGGGCTCAACTGGTGTGACACCCAAGGCGAAGCAGATGTCACCTAGCGTGAACTCACGGTCGGGGTGGAACTCGACCAAGCGCGACGCAAACAGGTTGCGCTCGGGCTTCAAGTTAACAGAGCCTGGGAGCCTGAAGTTGCGAACGGGGTTGCAAGCGCCTGGGTCGGTGTAGCCTGCATCGGCGATGGCGCGAATGGCCGCGCTGAACTCGGCTTTGGTCGGTTGGTCAACGAAGGCGTAGCCCCACTGGAACGACCCTTCGGACGTTTCCATGACCCACGTCGGGGCGATGGGTGGGACTTTGGACTTGGTGCCGATGTCGTCCAGCATCATGACAAGGATGTACTCGCAGTTGGCTGCGGACGCCGACACGCGGCCATCGGCAAAGCGGTCAACGACGAAGCTGGCGGTGTTGGCGTACCACGCTTGGCCAGCCCTGGTGCCCTTGGTCGGCAGGTGCGCTGGCCATGTGCACTTGACTGCGCCGTCGGCGTGGAGTTGAATCTGGCCGTCTTTTAATTGTGGTTTTTGGTGCACAATAAGTGCAGTCTCACCAACTGGGGCGAGTTTTGTGATAAAGTCCAAGAATTCCAAGTTAGTGCTCCCTTACAAGCCCGCCTGCCAGCGGGCTTTTTATTTGCCATATCTCGACATGATTGCCACCTCTGCGCCAAGGGGTAAACCCTTAGCCCACTCGGGCGGCGTACACATCACCTTTTTAAGCCGCTCGGCCATCTCTTCTGGCCGGTCGGTTTCTAACACTATCTCGTCATGCACATGCAAGACCACGTCGTCAAGCTGGCGCAGCGCGTGGCGCAGCAGATCGTTGGCGGTGGCTTGGGTGATATTCTCACACGCCAACCCTTTCCAAAGCCTTGCGCGTGGCCACTCGGTCGCGTCTGCTGCCGGTTTCCAAGCGGCCTTGGCGTAGGTTACACCATCGGTTTCGAGTCGTGCGTACGGGTAGCACAAGACTCGACCGGAGGGCAAAGCGTACCAGAGATGCTGGCCGTCAAACAGGTAGGTAACCCGCCCCACGCTGAACTCATGGCCTTTGTTTCGCATGGCGCGGGTGTAGGCGTCTTCCAAGTCTTGCCAGTAAGGCACCGACCACGGGTTTGCCCGTCTCCATGCGTCCACCATGCGCTTGGCATCCGACTCGGGCAGATTCACGCCGTAGGCGCGACCCATCGCGGCAAAGGCACCGATGCCACCGGCAAAGCCGCAGGCCAACTCTTGAACCTTACCGATCTGGCGCTGCTCGCCGTTGACTTCGGTCACGGCCACGCCAAAGGTGGCAGCGGCGTTGACCTTATACACGTCCTCGCCCTTGGCAAAGATGGCCAGCTTGCGCTCACCGGCGGGGCAGTTGGACAGCCAAGGATTGGCGCGGGCTTCGATGGATGACCAGTCGGCCACGACCAGGTGCTTGCCCTTAGCCGGTATCAGTGCGGGCCGGAGCATTCCTTTGAGGACATCAGTAACGCGCTTTCCAAATTGTGGAACAATTGAATGGCCTCTGACCATTGCAGTTCTAACGTCCTCGGGCGATTTGGCGCACTTGCGAGTGAAATTGTGAACCTGGGCTCCGTAGCTTGACGCTCGACCTGTCGCAGATCCTCCAGCAAACACGAAAGCTCCTCGGACTCGGTTGTCCTCGACGTCTGCAAGAGATGCAAGGCGGCTAAACTTCGCAACCGAAGACGCCCATAGGTCGTCCGCACATTGGATGACCTCGGCAACAGCGGGCGGTATCTCATCTGGGTTCTCCATCGCAAGCAAGTTGGCTCGCACAGTCTTGTCAATCGAATACTTCTTCTCGCCGTCCTTGTAGGTTTCCATGAGCTTGAGCGCCTGCGCCCCTACGCGGTCGATCACCCACTGACGCATCTTAGGCGACCTGACGCTGGTGATCTCGCCCTCGGTCACTTCGGCCACGATCTGCTCAATCTCGACCAACTCATCGCTGGCAAACTTGACGGCGGCGTTGCACAGGGGCACGTCTACCAACACGCCACGGTCGTTGATCCGCTCGTTGACGTGGTAGTCCTCAACCTCTTGTATGGATAGCGGGCGCAGGGCCTTGCTGATCGACCGCATCGCGCGCACGTCTTGCTCGCAATAGTCAATCATCTCGGCCATGAGCGCAGGGTCTTGCCTGAAGGTGCCGTCGGCCTGTGGGATCGACAGCAAGCGGATCAACTGCGCGCCTCGGTGGCTTTTCTTCATGGACGCGCCAGCAAACCGGCCAACGTCTTCAAGCGAGCCAGGCGCGCAGTTGGCGCGGGCTTGTGTTGCGGTGCAGACGAACTGCTCCAGCTTAAAGTTGATCTGCAAGACATACCAGAAGTGCAAGCGTTCAAACGCCGCGTTGTGGGCGTAAATTTGGCCTTTGTACGCTTTTACTTTCTCAGGAAAGGGTTGACCAGGCGTCCACGTTCGCACATCATCGTCGCCAAAGGCGTAGGACATGCACAGCACTTCGGTGCTGGGGTCTTGCGCGTAGTTGTAAACGCCGTGTTTGGGCAGGTCGCACCGGCTGCGGGTTTCAAAATCGCACCAAAGAGTCATACGTGAGCCCATCGCACTGTGCGGCCTTTGTCGCCCCCAGCTTTACGCTCTGGCGTCATCCAAGTACCGTGACGCACGGCGTCACCAATATTTTCTGACCGCGTACCCCAGCATAGATTTTCAAGTCGATTATCTGCGGGATCGCCATTTAAATGACGGCATTCATGTTTAGCAGGCGCAGCGCCAACAAAAGCCAACAGAACTAGCTTGTGAACGCACTGACTATTTCCGCGCCCCAAAGCCACACTCAAATGACCGCTGGGCATACGACCTGGGCGCAAAATGCGGCCTTGTGGATATCGTTGAAAAGAACGAACGCGTCCTTGATCACTGACTTCGTATTTGCCGTCGCATTCAGGCACAAGTTTCCAGACTTCCATAAGTGTCTCCTTTCCAATGCCGCCTGTCACGCGGCATCAGGAAGATTACTCTTGCGTAGGTGGCGCAGGCATCTGCGCTTGGGCTTGCATGCGGATTTTGTCCATCAGCGAAGCGAGCAACGCCATCACAGCGTTGATTTCTTGCACGTCAAGGTCTAATCTCATGCTGACCTCCGGCGACGGCCTGCTGCGGGCGCTGGCACTTCTGGCACTGCCTCTGGAACCGGCTCGCCGTCCATGCTGACCCACTCAATGACCTCAAACACAGGCGTGTAAATCTTGCCGTAGCTCTTGTGGGCATAGTGGTCTTTACGCAGACGCACGATAGCCACTGGCTTGGCTTGATCCTTATCAACCTGTTCGGCCAACGCGACTGCAATGGCTTGAACCGCTTTCTTACCACCCACTGACGTGGTGGTGTACCGCGCTTCCATTCCTTTGTCTTCACCGCTGATGCATTTCAAACTCAGGCCGACCTGTGTCTCCCAACCCTTCTTGGCACCTGGGGGCGCTTCGTCGAGTTCAGGCAACGGCTGGCTGACGCTGGCCATCTTCTCGGCCAACACCTCACCATCACCCCAGGCGATGAAGCCGTGGACAAAAGAGAAAGGGTTGATCGCCCACTTGCTGTCGTCTTCAACTTCGGTCTGATCGGCACCAAAGATCCAGTGGCCAGTTTTATCCATTTTCATGAGAGCTGTACCGGCTGAACCAACATCAAGTTCAATCGCCCGCAGTGCGGATGACAGGGTGGAGACTGCAGGCAAGCCCGCTTGAGAGAACGCTACTAAATTGGACATTTGTTTTCCTTATTGGATTTTAAGAAGGGCGGCAGTTAACTGCTTCCCGATTTGCAACACTGCTGGGCGCGGGTCATCCGCGCTTGCCAATGTTGTGCCTGAAGACACTGACACGACAAGATCGTCGGGCAGCATCAACTTGCGCTTTTTGAGTTCCTTCTCCGCTTGCGCTGGAGAAACCAACTCGGGTTCTTTGTGGGGCTCAATGCCCAGTTTACGTAACTCTACATGAGCTTTTGCTTCATCCACCCACTGACGTGTGCCACGCTTGGCCACCAGTTTATACCCAGGCACTGGCGCGCCGCTATCCAAAATATGACACGCCAACGCACGTAGGTCTTTGATCCATTCTTCCAGAATGTCAGCGTTGGCCAAGTACGAGCCCAACGTCTGCACGTCGAAGCCATCGACTTGCGCCTTGAGCGCACGGTCAACAGCGCCGGTCATCTGTGGGCAGATGGGCTTGGCCGCGCACCAACGGCAGTGGTCACCGATCTTCAGTTCAGCGTCAGGTTGCTGCGCCAGCTTGACTGCTTTGACCAAGTCCTTCTCAAACTGAACAATGCGCGCGGGTGTGGTCACCCAACGCTTGACCTGTGGTGGCTGCACGATCACCATCTCAATTTCTTTAACGTCAATGAATGCCCACTTGGTTTCTTCGGTACGCATGGCCGCAGCGGCGTAGAACATCAGTTGAGAATTCTCTTCTACATCAACAGCAACACCATCACCAAACTTCCAATCGAGAACAACTGCGCGATTACCGATGCGCCCGATAAGATCAGTGCTACCAAATACGCCAGGCAGTAAATCACCAAAGCCAACGCGAGTTTCAGCTTCAATTTCCATCTCCTTGTTGGGGTCGATCACGTCAAGCGCCGCCAATGCAGGCACCAGTTTGTTGTCGATCAAGTCCAGCGTCAACACTTGATCGTTGTAAGTGGTACCAAGGAATGATTCAGGGTGTTTGTCTGACATCACTATTTCAGCGATGACGTTGTGCAACAGCGTACCTTCATCAGCGTACTTGTTGCTGGGTTGGGGCGGCATCTTTTGCACCAAAGCTACTGAACCTGGGCAGTTCATTACGCGCTTGGCGGTTGAGCCGCCGACTATCTTACTGTGATCCACTGAACTCTCCTTTAGTTAATTGAGACTGAACTATAGCACAGAAAATAAAACTGTGCTAAACTTTTTGACATGAAAGAAAAAATAGTTGAAAATCATTTTGTCTGGGCAGTTGAGCGCATTGGTGGCAAGACGTACAAGTTCACGTCACCGGGGCGCAAAGGTGTAGCAGACAGAATTGCGTGTCTGCCCGACGGCAGCACATGGTTTGTGGAATTGAAGACCAAGGGTGGCAGGCTGTCAGCGTTGCAGAAGATGTTCATGTCGGACATGACGCTGCTGAACCAACGGTATATGTGCCTGTGGACGATAGAACAAGTAGATGAGTGGATTAAAAGTGCAACTTAGACCCTACCAAGACGAGGCGGCTGACTTCCTCTACGAGCGCGACCGAGCCATGATCTTGGCACCTGTTGGCGCTGGCAAGACAGCCATCACGTTGACGGCCATGCAAGACATGTTGGCCAACGGTGTGGTCAAGCGGTTCCTCGTTCTGGCACCCAAGCGCGTCTGTACCGACGTGTGGCCAGTCGAGCAACCCAAGTGGGCTGCTGACGTGCCGCTGGCCGTGGCGGTGGGCACACCCAAAGAACGCGCCGCAGCACTGCGCTCCAAGGCGCAGATCGTGGTGAGCAACTACGACAACATCCAATGGCTGGCCGAGCAGGCGCTCAACTTTGACGCCATCGTGTTTGATGAACTGACGCGCTTGAAGAACCCATCAGGCACACGTTTCAAATCGTTGCTAAAAATCATCGACCCTATGGTCGTGCGTTGGGGCTTGACCGGCTCGTTCACTAGCAACGGCTTGGAAGACGTGTTTGGCCAGTGCAAGATCGTTGACCAGTCGTTGCTTGGCCGATCCAAAGGCGCGTTCATGCAACAGTACTTTGTGCTGATCAACAAAGAGTTTGGCGAGTGGGCACCACGTGTCGGTGCGCTGGCCGGTGTCATGGCGCGCCTCAAACCGGCCACCTATGTGTTGGATGCTGGCGAATACGCCGACAAACTGCCGCCGCTACATGTGATCGAGGTGCGGTGCGATCTGGACGACCGCAAGCCCTACGAGAAGATGAAGGCTGACTTTCAGGCGCTGGACGTCACGGCCATCAACGCGGGCGTGGTCACCGGCAAGTTGCAACAGATGGCCAGCGGGTTTGTGTACGACACACGTAAGCAAACGTCTGACACGCCAGGGAAGTTCATCGTCACACAGACGCCAGTGTGGTTTAGCTCACATAAATTTGACCGGCTTGAGGAGTTGATAAATGAAAATCAAAGAGCCAATACGATCATTGCTTACTCGTATCAAGAGGAGTTGGCAGAGCTTAAGCGTCGCTACCCCCACGCCCAAACCCTTGACGACAAGAGCGCCATTCAACGTTGGAACGAAGGAAAAATTGAGCTCTTACTGGTGCATCCGAAATCGGCGGGCCACGGACTCAACCTTCAATTTGGCGGGTGCAAAATCATTTTCCTGTCCTTGCCTTGGTCGTTGGAACTGTACGAGCAGACCGTTGGGCGTCTGCACCGATCAGGACAAAAGCACGACGTGTGGTGCTACGTCATGCTCACAAACAAAACCATAGATGAAAAGATTTGGGGTGCGCTACACGACAAGCGCGCCATATCGGATATTGCAATGGAGGAACTGAGATGAGTGTACGTTTGAACAACTGGAAGACCCAGCTTAAGGCTGAGAAGTCTATTCAAAAAATTTATCGGCGCGACCATAACGCTGCTTGGCGCAAGTTGAGTAAGAGCATGGCGTTAACTAAAAAACTGGAGGACAAAATTGCAACTCACATGGCGAAAATTAAATGAAGAACTCAAGACCTTTGACGAAGCCAAGGTGTTGGAGATGCTGACCCATGAGCGCGCGAACGCCAAGCGTGTGGTGGTGCTGGAGCGACTGCACCAACGCTACACCACGCTCAGAGCATCGCGTGAACGTATTGAACTTTTACATGAGGCAAAACAACCATGAAGTACCTTTTACTTTTATTGATGAGCGGCTGCGCGGGCAGCGCGCCCATGTTCGACAGCAACGGCACCGCCGAGCAGAAGATGGTGTTGGACAAGAACATCCAGGCCATGAGCCGCAACGAAGTCATCTTGGCCGTGCAAGAGTGTGAAAGCTCTGGCCTGCGCGCGGTGATGGTGTTTGGCAAACGCAAGATCAACAACTACACCGCTGACGTCGTGGCTGACGTGACGTGTGCCCCTAAGTACAGGTATTGACATGCTTGAAAAGATCAGAACATTTTTCGGCAAACGCCGTGAGCGCGGTAGGACTGTTATGCAAGAGGGTCTTGTCTGGCGGTGCAGTAACTGCTACCTTATTTTTCTAACCAAATCCGCCGGAGATGAGCACAAATGCCAAGACCCAAGAGTGAATTGACTGGCGTGGACAAGTATGTAGGTGTGCGGTTGATACCGGCGCACCATGCAGAATGGAAGCGTTTAGGTGGTGCCAAGTGGTTGCGCCAAATGTTGTCGCAAAGTATCAAGGAGAAACGAAATGCCGAACTTTGATTTGTGGAGCCAAGAGAACTTGGCCAAGTTCGCTGCCGAAGCCTACGCCAAGATGCAAGAACAACAAGAACGCATCGAACAATTGCAGAACGAATTGAAAGATGCCATCAAGGCGTACAGGGAGTTGAATAAATGATTGAAGTATTGAAACAGGCGCTTACGGATGCAAAACGCAATGAGAGGCATAACAATGTTGCTGAGACACGCTATTGGTTAAACCAATACAAACTGATTGCAGAGCAAGCCATTGCAGAGTTGGAAAGCCAAGAGCCTGTGGCGACAGTCACAAGTGAAACAGGGGCAGACATAACAATGTCTTGGTGGCATGAACCTGCATTGCCGGTTGGCACAAAACTCTTCACCCACCCACCACAGCGCACATGGGTAGGGCTGACGGATGAGGAGATTAAAACAATTTGTTTGGAAAACGGATGGGATAGTAGTTGGCAATCTATACGCTTTGCCCAAGCCATTGAAGCCAAACTCAAGGAGAAGACATGAATTACGCCGACTACGAAACCCAGCGCAGAATCTTGATTGAATACCTGCACGTGATGATCGCTAGATGCGACTGGCACGGCGTGGCCGACGTGGCTATGGATTTGCGTGAACTTGAAGCCGAGAACAAATGAGTGAACTTCTAATTACCATCGGAGTCTTGTTCATCGGCGCAATCGTTGGCATCGGCGGCATCATCTTGCTGCTGCACTTCCTTGCTGATTAAGCGTAGGCGCGTGTGCCCTGCTTGTCAATGATCAACGCCATCGAACGTGGTTTGTTGTCTTCGGTGTTGGGGATCGACACATGCGTCCAACGATCAAACTCACGGATCACTTGGTCGTAGGGCAGGCCAGCGTCGATGATGGCGCTCACGACTTGATCTGGCGTCATGCCAGGCACACGAATATCGGCGGCGCAACCACGTCGATGTTGTGATTTATCTGAACTGCCCACTGCACGGTTTACCTCCGCACTGCGGAACGCGCTATTCACGATGATGGGCTTGCCACCCAACACGACCTTGACCTGCTCAAGGAAGTCGGCCAAGCGGTACAGGTTGGCCAACTCATCTGCGTCAGGCAGGTTGTCGAACTCGCGGTGGTCGGTGTGGGTCAACTCTTCCAAAGTGAAATTAGGTGTCAGGTTCATTTCATGTTCCTCAAGGTTTCATAGGTTTGGATGCAGGCGTTGAGCTTTCTGATGGCAGCGTCTCCATCGGCTGCGATGGCGATAAGAGCTTCAGAAGTCTGTCGGTCAAGTTCGGCTGATGCTGTTCCTGTATCACTTCCGCTGGCAGTGGCGGGGGTTTCGGACACTGAAACGATGCAGTTGGGCGCTTTGACAGGAATCCGCAGCTTGAGAGCACCAGAGTCGAGATCAGCACGTAACTTAGCTTCTTTAATCTTTGCAACATTGTTCGCCTTTCGTAATGTGTCACCGTATGTTTGCGCTACCTTTGCCATCGCTTGCTCAGTCTCACGCGCCTTGGCGTTGAGTGCAGCAATCTCAAGTTGCTGGCGCTCGTATTCGTTTTGCTCGCCGCTGTAGTATCCACTGCCAAAGGCTGACAGCATTGCCAAGACAAAGCCGAGGATCACCCAAGGGTTGAAGATACTCATCCTTCAGCTTTGCCGCGTACGTACGCTTGTGCCGCCATGAACGCCACCACGATGGTGCCCATCGCGGCGCAGTAGGTGGTGACAAGACCGTTGAGCGCATTGACCTTATCCAGCGCCACCAATTCTGACGCCAGGTACGCGATAAGTACAGGCGGTGCGACCAGCGCGGCCCACGCCATGATGCGTTGCTGGTCGGCCATCTTGTCCATGTTTTCGATGGTGATCATGCGCTCTGAGCGCGCCAGTTCAGCGTCAGTGACAATGCCATCGTGGTCAGTGTCGAACTTGTCGTACTCTGAATCATTTAGCGCAACGGTCACCACTACAGTTGCGTCTGGGTTAACTGCTGGCAATGGCGTACAGTTTAGTAGTGCAAGTGGCATAACAACCGCTTATCTTGGATGGAGTGCAGAACTATGATTTACAAAATGATTCCCGTGGCGGAAGGCGAACCACAAATCTACGCACGAATTGACGATGACGGCAAATGTCGTCTGACTTGCACAGCAGACTATCTAGAGTTTCAAGCATGGCTTGCAGAGGGCAACACACCAAAGCCAGCAGATGAGTGAAATAAAATTAGCTGTGCATGAAGCCGTCTGTGCTGAACGCTATGCCGCGATAGAGAAAGCCTTTACCGAAGGCGACAAGCGCATGACGCGCATAGAGTATCTGCTCTACGTCGTGATCGGCGCAGTGTTGCTCGGCCCAGGCTTTGTTGGCACGATGGTCAACAAACTCATAGGCGGGTGAAATTGATCCCATCTCTTTATTGTTCGCAGCAAACGCTTGTGTCGCCGCCATCAAAGAAGGTTGCGAGCTTTACAAGCAAGCAAAGACCTCTTTCATGGAGGTTAAGGCTACTGTCGATGAAGCTGTTGGAATCGGAAAAGAAATTTATGGTTTCTGGGGGACGTTGGCAAAACTCTTTGGCGGTTCGCCAACTCCTGTCTCGCCCAAGCCTGTGGCGAAAAAGAAAGACAAATACATCGCTGTTAACGAAACGCAGGTCATGGTTGGAGTTGTCAAAAATCTTACGGAATTCTTCAGAATACAAGAACAGTTAGCAGCCCACATCAGGGAGGAAGAAGAGAAGTCCAGAAACGTCTACGAGCCTGACCAGAACCAAATGGAATCCGCACTGAAGCGGGTTATGGCGCAGGATCAGATGGCGGCGCTGGAGGTGACAATCAGGGAAACAATGGTGTATCAAAGTCCTCCCGAAATGGGTGCGCTGTACAGCAAGGTGTTTGAGATGCGGGATGTCATAGCCGCTGAACAAGAAGCTGCCAGACTTGCACAGGAGCAACGGGAAAAAAGACTGAGATGGCAACGTTACCAAAGGGAAAGAAACCAAAGCCTGCGAGCAGGGGTGGCAGTCCTAACCCTTATTCTTATCCTGTACCTGTGGATGTGGCTCCTGTGGTTGAAACAACTGAGGAGCTTGTGATGGGAATGGTGGGCTGGGTTTTGGCGGTGTTGTTGGTAGCGTTCATGCTGCCGCTGTTGGCGTTCATGTACCTTGATGTGCTGGAGGCAAAGCATGAGGTTAAGCAGCAGCTTGAGAAGGTGGAAAAGCTGCGCCGGGAAGTTGATAGGAAGAATCGGAAAGCTCCAGAGGAATTCAAGGACAACCCGCTTTTTGATCGAAGGAAAAAACATGACTAAGCAACTTGAGAAAGATTCAGAGTACGACAAGTTTGACACCGACCACGATGGCGTGGTGACTGACGTTGAACTGTCTCGGTCTGAGCGCATGATTCAGATTGAAAACCTTGACAAGATGGCTGACCAGCAAAGGGTCATGGCATGGGCAGCTTTAGGCGCACCGCCTGTCTTGATTGCATTTCTTGCATCTACTTGGGTGACCCTGGAGAAGGTCAACGCATTGAGCGGCTTGACCACCACCTATTGCGCAGCAATGGGTACGATTGTGGTGGCTTTCATGGCAGCACAAGCGTATGTGCGTGGTAAGGCAGAGGCATGAGTATCTTTAATCCGTACATCCTGCTCGCTGTTGTGCTTGCCATTGTTGGCAGTTTTGGCGGCGGATACTGGAAAGGCTCAAAAGATGAGGTAACTCGTCAGCAGTTGGAAATTGCTGCTTTAAACGCAGAAGCCAGGCAGAAAGAACAGGCGCTGCTGTCAGCCGTCACCACCCAAGCAACCAAACTTCAAAAGGCCAATCAAGATGCAAAACTTATTGCAAAAGAGCGTGATGCTGCTATTGCCTCTGGCGCTCTCAAGCTGCGGATTCCTATCCAAGCCCCCGTCTGCCCCGTACAAACCGCCGGAGATTCCCCCGCTCCCGCCGGAGATAGCGTTCAAGCAACAGCCGAATTTGACCGAGAGACTGCTCAATCTCTTGTCGCCATCACCGACAAAGGAGACGAAAACACCCGTCAACTCAACGCCTGTATCGACGCCTACAACATCATCTACCAAACCCTAAGGAG